GGAACACCGGGGACTGGAACACCGGGAACAGGAACACCGGGAACAGGAACACCGGGGACTGGAACACCGGGAACAGGAACACCGGGAACAGGAACACCGGGGACTGGAACAGTTGCAACCAATCTACAGGATGTTTCTGCACAGAACAGCAGCCGATTATGTTTTTCAATAAACCTTCCACTTGGTCACTTGAAGATTGGTATAGATCAGAAGCAAGAAGTCTGATGAATCAGATACCCAAGGATGTTGTTGAATGGATATATGAAGAAGATATGACTGATGAAGAAAAGGCAGAGCATCCAACTTATAAGACAACAGGCGGTTATCTCAAAGTGCTTGATGAATCTGAATGTGGTCAGATTTGGTGGGATGGTTTATCAGAACATGAAAAGATGGTCATTGAGAATCTTCCGAACTTTGACCCCAAGCTGTTCAGACAGTGTACAGGGATAGATGTAGGTGAAACAACCGTATTGCAGAATATTGAAGCAAGGGGTTGATAAGATGCAGCTATATGAACATCAGAAGCAGGCATTAAGCATGACCAAGACCCATAACAGGGTTGGATACTTTCTTGATATGGGTCTTGGGAAAACCTTTGTTGGTTCTGAAAAAATGTATGAACTTGATGCACTGTATAACCTTGTAGTGTGTCAGAAGTCAAAGGTTCAGGATTGGGTTGATCATTTTAATGAGAACTATGACGGTGATTACTTGGTTTTGAATTTGACAGAGAAAAAAGACAGTGCAGTTTTTCAAAGCATCATGGAAGGTAATGCAGGTGTTCTTTCAGAAACATATGTTGTTGGTGTTATCAATTATGATTTGCTGTTTAGACGCTCATATATAGCCCATATAAGCGGTTTTACACTGTTACTTGATGAATCACAGATGATAAGAAACGAAACCGCTAAACGGTCAAAGGCAGTGCTGAAAATGACACCGGAAAATGTGATATTGCTGTCAGGAACACCGTCAGCCGGAAAATATGAAAAGTTATGGTCACAGTGTAAGCTGCTTGGTTGGGACATTACCAAAAAAGCCTATTGGAACAGTTACATAGATACAGAATGGGTTGAGGACGGTAATACCGGATTCAAAAGGGAACAGGTTGTTGGATATAAGAATACTGAACGCTTAAAAAGAAAATTAGCAGATCATGGTGCTGTTTTCATGAAAACAGAAGATGTGCTTGATTTACCGGAACAGCAAGAAATCAAAATCAGAATTGATGCATCCAAGGAATATAAGAAATTTATGAAGAACAGCATCATTACAATGAATTCACTGACCCTTTGTGAAGCAAAGGATGAAAGCCCACAAAATGTGAAGCTGATTGGGGATGTGGTTTTGACCAAGTTCCTGTATGCAAGACAGTTATGCGGTCAGTACTCAAAAGAAAAGCTGAATGCCTTTTCTGATTTGCTTGAATCAGCAGGTGACAGGCTGATAGTGTTTTACAATTTTACTGCTGAACTGGTTCAGTTGGTGCAGATAGCAAACGCACAAGAAAGACCGATCAGCATTGTGAATGGTCAGCAAAAGGATTTAACAGCCTATGAAGATCAGGAAGATGCAGTTATCTTTGTACAATATCAAGCCGGGGCAATGGGTCTGAATTTACAGAAAGCCAACAAAACCGTATATTTTTCTCTTCCTTTTGGTAAAGGTTCGTGCGACTTGTGGCAGCAGTCCAAGAAACGCACACACCGCATAGGACAGCTGAACAAGTGCCTGTATTATTACCTGATTTGCAAAGGAACGATTGAAGAAAAAAACCTGATAAATTTAAGGCTTGGAAAGGAATATGATGATTACTTATTTGAAAAAGAATGCACTTAGTTTTTTAATCGGTGTGCTGATAGGTTTACCAATTTCAACATATGCAGTACATCATCAAGAACCTTCCACTATTCCGGTGTACTATGATGCAGGACTTTTTGAACAGTTCAATGAACAGACTGAACAGGAATGCGAAGAAGATATTTTGAATGTTAACTTTCAAACCTATGAAATGACAGCAGAAGATATTGCAGAGGAAGAGTATTATGACAGTCTTGAATTACTTGCATTGTGTATAGAAGCGGAAGCCGGAAATCAAGGGCTGAATGGTAAAAAATATGTTTGTGATGTGATCCTGAACCGGGTAGATGATGAAGATTTTCCTGACAATATAACGGATGTAATCATGCAGAAGAATCAGTTCAGTGTGGTTTTAGATGGTAGGATATGGGAAGTAGAGCCAACCGAAGAGACATTTCAGGCAGTCCGTGAAGAATTGGAAAACCGTACCAACTACAATGTTCTGTATTTTACAAGTGAAGGATTTCACCCATGCGGTAAAGCGTGGGAAAAGATAGGAGATCACTATTTTAGTACAAAGAAGGGTAGGTGATGAAATGGCAGCTGAAAAACAGTTTGAAAACAAGGTAAAAAAGTACCTTGCAGAAAGAAATGACTGGTATCTGAAATATTGGGGTGGCGGTGGATTCACTAAAAGTGGAGTACCTGACCTGATCGTTTGTGACAAGGGATGTTTCATGGGAATTGAGGTCAAAGCAGACAGCGGTTCACCGTCTCTTCTACAGTTGGAACACCTGTCAATGATTAGAAGTGCAGGGGGATATGGAATTTTATTATATCCCAAAGATTTTGAATTGTTCAAAGAGTTCAATGAACATAAAACTGTTCGTAACGCTTGGTATGTTTCCAATATTGAGGAACAGCAGCGTTGGAAAATAAAATTAGAAGGAGATTGAGACAATGGCAGCAAAGAAAAAAGAGGATGTAACACAGGTTACGGAAGAAAGCACACAGGAACTTGATAACAAGAAGTATGTGGTTGATCGCTTATTGGCAACCAAGCGTGAAGGGATGGAAGATTTGATTAGCTACATGGAGCAGATCGGATTCTTTGAAGCACCTTGCAGTGGTGGAAATCATCTTGCTTGTCAGTTTGGGCTTGTCCATCATAGCAGAAATGTAATGATGGCAGCTGAAAATATTGGTTATGCGCTTCTTGGTAAGGTCAAGTATGAGGAAATCAGGGATTCAGTTACCATTGCAGCTGCATTGCATGACCTTGGGAAGTGTGGTGACTATGGCAAACAGATGTATGTACCTAACATTTTGAAATCCGGTAAAGCATCAGAAGCAAAGCCTTTTAAGCGCAACCCGGCACTGCTTCCCATTGACCATGCTACACGTAGTGTTAAGTTAGCTACTCTTTTTATTGACCTGACGGAAGATGAAGAGTTTGCTATCAGATATCATGATGGGTTATATGAAACAGCCAATTATGGAGTGAAGGGGCATGAAACCCCACTGTACTTGATCCTGCATTATGCAGATTTATGGTCAAGCAGAGTAACAGAAGGTTGCACAGAAGAAGGGAGTGAAGAATAATGAAAGTTTTGACTGTAGGTGAATTAAGAAAGGCTATTGAAGGTGTACCGGATAGCTTGGAAGTAAGGCTTTCCAGTGATACAGGTGTGGATCAGGGGATTGGTCGGATTGTCATTGAATCTGCAAAGCGTGTAAAATATGACCTTCCAAACGGTAAGACCTTTTCTGACGGTACGACTGGGGTTGATTACTTTGACATTTATGCGAATGATATTGACCCTGATGATATGGAAGAAGGTGAAGAATAATGGCAACAGCACAGAAGCACAGAGAAAGAAGCAGATATTCCTACCACAATAAGCCTGATTTTTCAAGGTTTCACAGAGTGGCAGCAACAAAGTCAGTAGTCAAAGCAAGAGGTTCTTTTACAGATGCTTTACTTGGTATGTTCAAAAGACAGAAGAAGGGAGATAAATAACATGGCACAGATGCTTTTAATTATGGGGGAATCCGGGACAGGCAAGAGCACAAGCCTTAGAAATTGTGATCAGGCAACAACAGCGGTTGTGAACCCGGTTGGTAAACCGTTACCATTCAAGAATCACTTTGAAATGCTGAATAATGTGACAGATGCAAGCAAGATTACCCGGTACATGAAAGAACAGGCAACTTCCGGGAAGAAGCTGATTGTAGTGGATGATTTCCAGTATATTCTTGCAGTACCGTACATGAATCGTATCAAGGAAACTGGATGGGATAAGTATAATGACTTTGGGGCTAACTACTTTGAAATTATTGAGGTATGTAAGGACTTACCTGATGATGTGGTGGTAGCCTATATGACCCATCTTGAAACATTGGATAATGGACTTACCACAGTGAAGCTGATTGGTAAGCTGTTACGTGAGAAAATCACCATTGAAGGATTGTTCACAGTGGTGCTTAGAACAGGTGTCAATGAAGGGAAGTATTATTTCTATACGCAGAACAGCGGAAAAGATACAGTAAAATCACCCCTTGGTATGTTTCCGGCTTATGCTATTGACAATGATCTGAATTATGTAGCTGATAAGATGCGTAACTTCTATGAAGTTGGTGATTACAAATCAGATGCAGAAATGAATCAGGCAGATGAAGCTGTTGCTTCTGACCTTGAAAAGCCGGATGCCAACGGCAGAAGGGCAAGGGGTGGACGGAAAACCACTGATGAAGCACCTAAGACCGGAAAAACACGCAAGTCACATGATGAAGTAGTGGCTGAAAACAATCAGAAGATAGCTGATTACATGGATGCTTGCGATAAGGCAGTAAATGACATTACAAACGGTCGTAAAGAAATTCCTTTTGAAGAAGCGTGTGCAGTAACGAATAAAGTACCGCAGCCGGAATTGGAAACACCGCCAAGACGGACAAGGGCAGAAAGAAAATCTGCTGATGCTGACGGTACAACAAATACTGATTCTGAATCTGTCACACTGGATGCAGATGCCTACTTCTATGTTCCGGCTGACGATAACTATGTGATGAAGCATAAGGGGGACAAAGTTGACCTGATTGTTGGCGGTGTAGAAGTAATGAAGGTTATCAGCAAGGAAGAATTTGGTGAAGGTGTGAAACGTTTGGCACAGGCAGGAAACTCTATTGATAATGCTATGAATTCACCTGAAAGTGGTAGACCTGTAAGACAGCGCAAGGATAGAAGTGCCACACCTGCACCGGAAGCTCTGGCTGAAACAGAAGCACCTGCTCCCACTGGTAGACAGAGAAGGGTAAGAAGATAATGGGTATTTTCATCATGGTATGTGCAGTTGTTTGTTTGATTGGTATGATTGGTGACCGGGTTCAGGAAAATAGAAATAACTTTACTTACGGCTTTGTGATTTGTATGGTTGCAGTAATAGTCAAATATATTATGAAAGGTTAAAAAGGTGAAAGATTATGGCAGTAGATTTTAGCAAAATTGATGAAGCAGTAGATTTACAGGGATTGCAGAAAGATGTGGAAGATTCCAAGAACAATTTTTCAGATGTTCCCAAGGGTACTTACATTGTAAGCATTGAAAAGATGGAGATTGGTGAAACCAAGGATCACAGACCTATGTTCAAAATGCAATGCAAAATCAAAGAAGGTGAGTTCAAAAACCGTAACCTGTTCATGAACCGTGTTATTTACGGCACAAAGAATGATGGTTCTATGATTCAGTCTGTACTTACTCTTCTTGAAAAGCTTCAGACAGTCACAGTACCTGAATTCACAGGCTATAATGCTTTTGTAGATAACGTGCTTGATATCTATGAAGAAATTCAGGGTAAGGTGGAACTGGAAGTTGAATATGATGCGGATGCATTCAACAGTATCAGTATCAAAGAAGTATATGACCTGTAATTTTTTTACTTGTTGAGTTAAGGAAACTAAACTATAATCAAGGTGCAGGGTTCAGTTCCCTGCACCTGATAAAGAAAGGGGATAGGTGCGGTGCTGTTTTATGATTTTGAGGTTTTCAAAGAGGACTGGCTAGTTGTGGTCATTGATGTGACAAAGAGACAGGAACACGTAATTATCAATAGCCCGGCTGAATTGGAAGCCTTATATGAAGCAAATAAATATGATATATGGGTTGGCTACAACAGCAGACACTATGATCAGTACATACTGAAAGCTATTATATGTGGATTGAACCCCAAAGAACTGAACGATTGGATTATTGTTGAAAAACGTGAACCTTGGCAGTTCAGCCGTTTATTGAACAATATACCATTGAACAATTATGATGTGATGCCAAACCCACCCATAGGATTGAAAACACTGGAAGGATTCCTTGGCAGCAATATCAAGGAAACAGAAGTTCCATTTAATATAAACAGGAAATTGACAGATCAGGAGATTCAGCAGACGGTTTTCTACTGTCGGCATGATGTAGAACAAACCATTGAAGTGTTCATTCAGAGAAAGGCAGAATTTGAAGCGCAGCATGGTGTGGTGAAAGCGTTCAATCTTCCACTGAACATGATTGGATATACAGAAGCACGTATCACAGCGCAGGTACTTGGGTGTGTAAAGAAAGATTTTGATGATGAATTTGATTACTTCTTTCTTCCCTGTATTCAGTTAAAAAAATATAGTGCAGTGATGGGATGGTTTGCACAGAAACGTGCAGAAATTAAGGGAAAGCTGATGAATCACAAAGGTGATGATTATTGGGTGAAAAAAGAATTCTATAAACAGTCCCTTGACTTGGTTGTTGCCGGGATTCCACACACTTTTGGATTTGGTGGCTTGCATGGTGCTACAGCTGAACCAATTCACACCACCGGGCTGATTCTTCATGTAGATGTGGGGTCTTACTATCCGTCAATGCTCATTGCTTGGGATTTGGTTACAAGGGCAGCAAGTAATGACAACTATCACTTAGTGTATGACACACGAATGAAACTGAAAGCAGAAGGAAAGAAGAAAGAACAAGCACCTTACAAAAAACTGTTGAATGCGCTTTCAGGTGCTATGAAAGACCAAACCAACCCGGCTTATGACCCAAGAAATAACAACTGTATGTGCATCAATGGTCAGCTGATGCTGCTTGACCTGATTGAACATCTTGAAGTTGTGCCGGGATTTGAATTATTACAGAGTAACACAGATGGTCTTATCATTAAAATCCCTGATACGGATGAAGCCTTTGATATGGTTGATGATATCTGTTGGGATTGGGAACAGCGGTGTTCTACAGAAAAATGTAACATCAGCCTTGGACTTGACACCATAGCAGAAATCTATCAGAAGGATGTGAACAACTACCTTTGGATAGATGCAGATGGGAAGGTAGAACGTAAAGGTGCATACGTGAAAGAGTTGTCTCGGATTGACAATGATCTTCCGATTCTGAATGAAGCCTTGGTTGAATATATGGTGCATAAAACCCCGGTTGAAGAAACCATTGGAAAATGTACAGACCTGATTAAATTTCAGAAACTGGTGAAACTGTCAGATAACTATAAGTGGGTAGAACATGAACACGGTGGAAGAATTCTGAAACAATCAGGTGTTCGCAAAATCAAACAATGGTATGAATATACCAAAACAGAACGGTATTCATATAAATCCTATCGAGTATTCGCATCCAATGACCCGGATGATGGAAGGATATTAAGGTGTGGCGGTGCACGTGGAAGGGCTGAAAAGTTCGGCAACACACCGGATCATTGTTTTATATTTAATGATTCAGTAGCCAATGCGCCTGTTCCGGGTATCCTTGATAGGAATTGGTATATAGACCTTGCAAAGAAGCGGTTGAAAGACTTTGGAATAACAGTGTGAAGGGGGGGTGTACATGATAGTCACAATCAATCATCAGGGTTGGAATGAAGCATCATGGAAGATGGAAATAAATCTTAATCAGATTTGTAGCTTGGTTGGTTCTAAGATAGATGTCAAAAATGCTTCCGGTAAATGGGTCAAAAAAGATGCTTATTCAATGAAGAACCTTAGAAAAGTATTGAAGTTGATTTTTCAAGAATGTTCAGAAGATGAAATTGAAAATGTTCAGCAATATCTGAACAAGCACAATAAAAAATGTGCTACAGAATTCTTGAAAATATGCAGCAAAGGAAGGTAGATAGATGTGTTATACAAAGGCTATGTTGAGACCAAAAATAAACAATGCATAGAGAAGTTCAAGGGTAGAACCGACTTCAAAACCTATGAACAGGTGAAAAACCTTCCTGAATTTGCAGGTATTCTTGCCACAGACACAATGTTTATTGACATTGATGATTCCAAACAGGCTGAAATCATGATGGACATTGTAGAAGGGATGCAACTGAATTGTAAGGTCATTTGTACAAGCCGGGGGAAACACTTCATTTTCAAAAATTCACAGGTGCAGGGGTGTAAGACACACTGTTCCTTGGCTATTGGCTTGACTGCTGATATCAAGGTTGGCTTTAAGGACACCTATGAAGTATTGAAAGTGAATGGTGAAGAACGGTTTGTTGAATGGGACATTGAAGAAGGTCAGGAATATCAGGAAGTACCCAAGTGCTTCTTCCCAGTAAAGCATAAGATGGACTTTCTTACCATGCAAGCCGGGGATGGTAGAAATCAGGAGTTGTTCAACTACATCCTGACCTTGCAAAGTAATGATTTTACGATCGAAGAGACAAGGGAAACCATCAGAATCATCAATAAATATGTGCTGTCTGAACCATTATCTGATGAAGAACTGGAAGTGATATTGCGTGATGATGCATTCAAGAAGCCAATATTCTTCAATGGTGCACAGTTCTTATTTGATAAATTTGCCAACTATATGAGGAACACACAGCACATTGTTGTAATCAATGGAAATCTGCATATATACAAAGATGGTATTTATGAAAATGGGTACAGGGAAATAGAATCAGCCATGATTAAACATATCCCCAACTTATCAGATGCCAAGAGAAAAGAGGTATTGAAGTATCTGAATCTTGTGTGTGAAGCCATCACCCCGGCTGATGCCCGGTATATTGCTTTCAGAAATGGTGTTTATGATGTGGTAGAGGATCAGATAGTTCCCTTTTCCCCAGACATTGTAGTCACCAATAAGATACCTTGGGACTATAACCCTTCTGCATACGCTGAACTTACTGACAACACACTGAACAAGTTAGCGTGTGGTGATGCAGCCATCAGGTCACTACTGGAAGAGTGTATTGGGTACTGCTTTTATAGAAGAAATGAGTTAGGCAAAGCATTCATTCTGACAGGTGATAAGTCCAATGGTAAAAGTACCTTCCTTGACTGTATTAAGGCAGTACTTGGTGATGAAAATATCAGTGCATTGGATTTGAAAGAACTTGGAGACAGGTTCAGCACTTCAATGATGTTCGGAAAACTGGCAAATATCGGTGATGATATTGGTGATGATTTCTTGCAAGGTTCACAGGTTGCCATGTTCAAAAAGGTGGTAACTGGTAACAGAATCAAGGCAGAGCGTAAAGGACAAGACCCCTTTGAATTCAATCCTTACATCAAGATGCTGTTTTCCGCAAACGACATTCCCCGGATGAAGGACAAGACTGGGGCAGTACTTAGAAGATTGGTGATTATACCATTCAATGCTACATTCAGCAAAGATGATCCTGATTATGACCCATTTATCAAATACAAGCTGATTTGTCAGGAATCATTGGAATACCTGATTGCATTGGGCATGCAGGGATTAAAAAGAGTATTGACTAATCAGGAATTCACCAAGTCAGAGAAAGTTGACAAACAGGTGAAGGACTATGAAGAAGAGAACAACCCCATCATTGCATTTCTTGCTGAATATGATGAAACCTATATCATCAATGAAGCTACAGCTGATGTATACCGTATGTATTTAGTATTCTGTCAGGAAAATGCCATGCAGCCAATGTCAAATATCGTGTTCAGTAAACAACTGAACAAAAGACTGAACACAGAAGTCATTGTGAAAAAAATCAATGGGAAACCAACAAGGATATTTGTGAGAGCATAGAAAGAAGGTGCAAGGATGAAGGTATTGATTATAGGTATTATGTGTGTTGGGTGCGGAATAGGTGCACTTTTTGTATTAGGGGTTCATGCAGTGTATTCAGCATCAAGGTACATGAATTTTGATAGTGATGGTTATAGAATTTGAAAAGTTAACTTCAAGAAAGGAATAGCAATGAACGGAAAGAATATAGAAGGTTATACAGACCCAACTGCATCAAAGGCAATCGCAGAAATCAGCAGGGAAGAAAAACAGGTTCACACCCTGATCCATTTGTTCCGTGACACAGCTGCACTTGCAGGATTTGAAATCATTGGACGGATTGAATTTGAACACAAGCGTTCCGGTCGCAGGTATAAGTAACAGTTACGGTTGGTTACACTTGGGTTACGGTCACCCAATGAAAAAATAGTGGTGGTTGTGGTGGAACATAATACGGTGTAGTTGTGAAAATGGGTTACATAACACAAAAGTTACACTTGGGTTACGGTTCGGTTACGGTTAGCGGTTACGGTTGAAACCCTTGTAAATAGTGGTGGTTACGGTTGGTTACGGTTAAAATCAATTTCTTTTAATTTTGAATTATTTTATTACTGATATAGTAATGAAAATATAAAAATATAAGAATATAGAGAGCAAGTGTAACCGTAACCGGGGCAAATAGGTCTGAAAGTATTGATTTTACAGGGATTTTTGACGGTTACGGTTGTGTTTCTGAACCGTAACCAAGTGTAACCGGGAAAGGAAGGTTGAAATGATTCAGAAAAAGAAAACAGGTGATACACCGATAGACAAAACATATAGGTATCTGTATCAGGTGAAGTCCATAGATGCTATGATCAATGAAAAGCAGTTACAAATTGATAACTTACGAAGCATAGCAAGCAGTACTGCTTTACATACAGATTCAGAACGTGTCCAAAGTTCAGGAAGCAAAGATAAGTTAGGTGATTGCTGTGCCAAGATTGCAGATTTGTGTGCAGAAATCAATCAGGATATAGACGCTTTTGTTGATACCAAGGCTGATGTAATGCACACTATAGACCTGCTTGAAGATTTAGAAGAACGCAGGGTGTTGTATTGTAGATATTTGCGATACATGGAATTCTTCAAAATATCACAGGAAACGAATGTATCAGAAGAAACCGTGTTCAGAGTTCACAGGAAAGCTATTGAAAATTTATCTAAAATTCTGTTTCCTGTAGTTTGTGAAAGATAGACAGGTTATGACAGTTAATTCTGTAGTAAACTGATATTATAAAAAATGTATAATTTTTTATAACCTTGAAATAAGGCAATAAAACCCTTGATTCAGATGAATTAGGGGTTTTTTCATACGGTGAAGGGTGCTATATGGTGAAATGACAGGTCACCGGACTCCTACCTTCACCGTATTTTTTAGAAAGAAGTTCAGGAGATTTTGAAGTGAACCTTGAATTATTCAGAACAACACAAGTAAGGCGGTGATAATCGTGCCGGGAATTGATAAGGAACAGGTGAAAGCCGATTATCTGAACGGTATGAAGCAGAAAGAACTGATTGAGAAGTACAACATACCGTTGAACACCCTGAAATCATGGGTGAAACGCTATCATTGGTCAGAGGAAAAAAAGGGTGCACCCAAAAAAAAGAAAATGGGTGCACCCCTACACAATAAGAATGCAGTGGGAAATAAGGGCGGTGCGCCCAAGGGAAACAGTAATGCAGTCAAGCACGGATTCTTTGCAAAGTACCTTCCGGAAGATACGCTTGATATAATGGATGCCCTGAAAGACAAAACCCCACTTGATCTGATTTGGGATGCAATACAGATTCAGTATGCAGCCATTATCAGAGCGCAACAGATCATGTATGTGAAAGATAAGGATGATGTGACTTCTACACAAGTTGGATTCACAGAAGGTAAGGTTTCCGGGGAAACATGGGAAGTACAACAGGCTTGGGATAAACAGGCAACCTTCTTGAAAGCGCAAAGCAAAGCGGTTGATTCCCTGAAAAACATGATTAAAGACTATTTGGAACTGGAAGGTGCAAGCAAAGCAGATTCTAAAGAACAGGTGCAGGATTGGAAAGCAGCCATCATTGCCATAGCAAAACGAAGGGGTGAAAAACAGGATGGAAACGGAACTGATTGAAGCCCTTGAATTCTACTATGACCATCCTGCTGAATTCTTGGAAGATATGCTTGATATGGAATGTGATGATTGGCAAGCCTTGGTTGCAGCTGATGTTGCTGCTGAACCCAAGGTTGCTGTGAAGTCCGGGCAAGGTGTAGGTAAGACCGCACTGGAAGCCGGGCTTATTATTTGGTTTTTGGTATGCAGACCTTATTCAAAGGTCATAGCAACAGCCCCAACTATGCAACAGCTTTATGATGTGTTATGGGCTGAAATAGCCAAGTGGCTTGATACATCCAAGGTCAAGCAGTTATTGACATGGACAAAAACCAAGGTGTACATGAACGGTGATTCTGAACGGTGGTTTGCCACCGCCAAGACAGCAACCAAACCTGAAAATATGCAAGGATTCCACGAAGATCACATGATGATCGTTGTGGATGAAGCATCAGGTGTTTCTGATCCAATTATGGAAGCTATCCTTGGTACACTGACAGGTTCAGACAACAAATTGCTTCTGATGGGAAACCCAAACCGAATTGAAGGTGTTTTCTTTGATGCTTTCAACAAAGACCGGGATAAATTCAAAACCCATACAGTAAGCAGCCGGGATTCAAAGCGTACATCCAAAGACAATATTGAAATGCTTGAATCCAAGTATGGCAAAGATTCAGATGTGTGCCGGGTCAGAATTGATGGTCAATTCCCTAAAGGTGCGCTTGATTCCTTCATATCATTGGAAACGGTTGAACTTGCTTGTTCAGCACTGAACAAACTGAAACAGGCTGATATTGATGCAGCGAAAACCCTTCATGTTGGTGTGGATGTTGCCCGGTTCGGTGATGATAAGACTGTGATTACTCCAAGAATCAGCACCAAAGTATTTGAATTCAGGAAGTATGTGAAGAAAAGCACTATGGAAACAGCCGGATATGTACTGATGTGCTGTAAGGAATACATGAAATTGTTCCCACAGCTGAAAAACTGCATTGTGAAGGTAGATGATTCCGGTGTTGGTGGCGGTGTGACGGACAGATTGAAGGAAGTAGTCAAGGCTGAACGGTTGCCTATTAAGGTGATCCCAGTGAACAACGGTGAATCTGCTACAGATGAATATTATTTCAACCTTGGCGGTCAGCTTTGGGGTCACATAAAAGAACTGCTTGAAGTTAACTTTTCAAATAATATGCAGGGCAAGGAAGTTGAAATTGAACTTCCCAATGATGCGGAAATGATAAAACAGTTGAGTGTTCGGAAGTATCACATGACTTCCAAGGGAAAGATTCAGCTTGAAAGTAAGGGTGATATGAAAAAACGTGGGTTAGGATCACCTGATGTGGCTGATTCATTGGCTTTATGTTTGTATGAGCCTAACACGTGGATTTATTAGAAAGGTGGGTCAAAAAGATGCTGAATATATTAGGTCAGGAATATGATATGCAGGTTTCGGATGCATTACCTGATGATACAGATGGATTGTGTCAGACTTATTCAAAAAAAATCATGGTTAAGCCTATGGAAAAGATGCTTGACCCAACAGATACAGATGATGTGAAAAAGAAGCGGTTCAATGAAGTATGCAGACATGAAATCATTCATGCTTTTTTATTTGAATCAGGGCTGATTGATGAATGTTCAGATGAACAGCTTGTCAATTATCTTGCCATGCAGATGCCTAAACTGATTGAACTGTTCAGAATACAGAATTGTTTGGAATAGGCGGTGTGTAAATATGGCATTGACGATTGAAGAGATTGGAAAGTTCATAGACAATGACAAGGCTTCTGAAAAAAAGAGACTTGCCAAGAAAGGCTTAGACTACTATGAAGGTCTGCATGATATCAAAGATTACAAGACCTACTATGTGGATGCAGACGGTAAGTTACAGGAAGATAAGCTAAGAAGTAACATCAAAATTGCACATCCATTCTTCACTGAATTGGTTGATCAGCAGGTTCAATATATGCTATCCGGTGATGAACCGTTCGTGCTGTCTGCAAAATCAGATGATAAGTTGCAGGATGCGCTGAATGACTACTTTGGTGATGAATTCAGGGCAGAATTACAGGAGTGCTTGACCGGATGTATTGCAAAAGGTTTTGAAAATATGTATGCCTATAAATCAGCATCAGGAAGAAGCCGATTCATGACAGCTGATTCAATGGGGGTTATTGAAGTACGTGGTAAAGACACAGATGATGGATGTGATTATGTCATTTACTACTATCCTGACCGGATTGATAAGGGTAGAAAGGTAATCACACGTATTCAGGTGTGGGATGCCAATACAACCACATATTATGTGCAGGTGTCCAGTGGTAAGATTGCACTGGATGATTCACAGAAAATCAACCCAAGACCACATATTACCTATACCAAGACAGGTGATGATGCCCTGTATTATGAAGGTAATGGTGGTTACGGTTTTATTCCATTCTTCCGGTTGGACAACAACCGTAAACAGGTATCAGGGTTGAAAGCGGTCAAAGCACTGATTGATGATTATGACCTGATGGCTTGTGGCTTGTCCAATAATCTACAGGATATTGGTGAAGGTCTGTATGTGGTCAAAGGATTTCAGGGTGCTGACCTTGATGAAATGATTCAGAACATCCGGGTGAAGAAGCATATTGGTGTTGATGCAGATGGTGGTGTTGATATCAAGACCATAGATATTCCCTATGAAGCCCGGAAGGTTAAGTTGGAACTGGATGAGAAGAACATTTACAGATTTGGTATGGGGTTCAATTCAGCACAACTTGGTGATGGAAATATTACCAACATTGTAATCAAGTCCCGGTATGCACTGCTTGACCTGAAATGTAATAAGTTGGAAATCCGGTTGAAACAGTTCCTTAGACAGCTGTTGAAGGTTGTTTTAGCTGAAATCAATGAAGAATTTGAAAGTGATTATCAGATGAAGGATGTGAAGATTGTCTTTGAGCGTGAGGTTATGACCAATGCACAGGACAATGCACAGATTGAATTGACTGATGCACAAAAGCAGAATCAGCAGATCAATACACTGATGGTTGCTGCAAATCTGCTTGATGATGAAACCATTTTGAAAGCCATCTGTGAAATTCTTGATATTGACTATGATGAAGTGAAGGCAAGGCTTGACAAACAGGCAGAGGAACAGCCGGAAACCCAAGTGCAACAGGTTCAGACCCAACTGAACAATGTAACACCTGATGATGAAGGTGGTGATGGCAGTGAACAAACGACAGATTGAAGTTCAGAAAATCAGTGCAGAGGATGAACAGCGTATCATCAGGCAGTTGAAACAGGTGTACAGTCAAGCATCTAAAGATTGTGCAACCAAGATTCAGGAATTATCCATGCGTACCGATTTAGAAAACATACAGTCTATTGTGTACCAAAAACAGTATCAAGAAGCTATCAAGAAACAGATTGATGGTATCTTGAATGACCTGAATAGTAAGTCTTTTACAAACATTGCTGATTATCTTGGTCAGTGCTATGAAACAGGATTCATTGGTACACTGTATGACCTACAGGGGCAGGGGATTCCCCTTTGCTTTCCAATCAATCAGGAAGATGTGGTTCAGGCATTACAGGTTGATTCCAAAATATCCCAAGGTTTATATCAGCGCATGGGTGAGGATACTGACCACCTGAAAAAATCAATCAAGGCTGAACTTTCAAGGGGAATCAGCAACGGTTCTTCTTGGAACATGGTAGCCGGAAAGATTGCAAGTGGTATGAACAGTCCTTTTGACAAAGCATATAAGCGTGCAGTGGTGATTGCAAGAACCGAAGGTCATAGGGTTCAGCAGCAGTCAACCCTACATTGTCAGAAACGTGCAAAGTCCAAAGGTGCTGATGTACTGAAACAATGGGACTCTACACTTGACGGTGTGACAAGACCAACGCACAGAGAATTGGACGGTCAGATCAGGGAAATAGATGAACCGTTTGAAGTGGCAGGAATGAAAGCCATGTACCCCGGTGCATTTGGTAACCCGGCAGAAGATTGTAATTGTCGGTGCTGTCTGTTGCAGCGTGCAAGATGGGCTTTAGGTCAGGAAGAATTGGACACCTTGAAAGAACGTGCAGAATTCTTTGGACTGGATAAAAGCAAGGATTTTGAAGATTATAAACAGAAATACTTGAAACTTCCTGAAAATGCTGATACAGTGGAAATAGGAAAGCTACCTAAACCGACTGGTTCAAGTAATTTAACCTATGATGGCTTTTTCAAAGTACTGAATGATAAACTAAAAGTTGAATACATTGCTGTTGAAAATCACAAAACAAACGTTACACCGGACAGTATCATTCAAACATTATCCGGTGGTGATCGCACAAGCGGTTCATGTGCATCCTTGGGATTAGCATACATTGGACAAAAACAAGGATGGGATGTTTTAGATTTTCGTGGCGGTGAAAGTCAAAGCTTTTTTTCTAATGGTTGGAATTTGAAAAAATTATCAGAAGTGGATGGGCTTAAAGTTTTAACAGCAGACGGAAAAGCTGCACTTACTGTTGGAAACCGATTGTTGAAACAATGTGAGGTAGGAAAAGAGTATTATTTGTGCTGTGGACGGCATGCATCTATTGTAAGAAAATTGGAAGATGGTAGATTGCAGTATTTGGAATTGCAGTCTGCAAGGGATAGCGGATGGACTGATTTCAATGGAAATCCAAGATTCACATTAAGCAGCAGATTTGGTTGCAGTTCCAACTTACCATCTGTGGGTGATTTTATGATTGATATTGATGATTCTGATTTTGAAACTGATGAATTCAGGCAGCTATTGGGGTATATCAATACTGCTGAATCGGATCAGAAGAAAGGAAAATATGGCACAATCAAGTAATTTTGTAAAAAACAATCCTGATGATGAAATATGGTGGGTGAACAATCCTGAAACCAAAGGTGAATGGTTGTTCAGCTTTGATAAAGAACGCATTTTCAATATGTTCCGTGATTATCCCCATGAGTTAACACCGGAACAGAAGAAGATATTTGATGAAGAAAATCCATATTGGGCTGACTTCTTCAAAGACAGAAATTAAGCAAGGGCACAAAACCGTGTACCTTGCTTTTCTTATGCTTGAAAGTAGGTGAAAAAAAAATATGTTTAGAAGTGGTTTTGTTTAGCACTGAACAATAATTGAACAGTTTTGTTAGAAGGACGGTCAATGACCGTCTTTTTATATACCCATCATCAGTGATGATGTAAAACATCAACCAAGTAAATTCGTGACATAACACGTAAAAATTGTATGAAAGGTTAGGGAAAAGAAATGACATTACAGGAAATTCTGAAAGCACAGGGGCTTACTGATGAACAGGTTGAAAAGGTTGTTGGTGAAATGAAGCAGAACAAAATCTTCACTGCATCAGAAGAAAACCTTGATACACGATATGGAAAGCTGAAAACAGATCATGACACTACTACCAAACAGTTGACGGAAGCGCAGACCTTAATTGAACAGATGAAAAAGGACGCAGGTGACAACAGCACATTGCAGACCAAAATCACTGATTATGAAGCTAAGGTCGCAACGTTAACTGCTGAAAATGAAAAGCTGAAAGTGGATGGTGCTTTGAAAGTTGCGCTGCTTGATGCAGGTGCAAAGGCATCTGATCTTGATTATCTGATGTTCAAAGCAGGTACAGGTGACCGTGAATTGAAGATTGGTGAAGATGGAAAGCTGAAAGGTCAGGATGATCTGATTGCAGGTCTGAAAACACAGTTCCCCGGTAACTTTGACGCACCCGGAAAGAAGGACATTCAGGAGCATAGACTGGATAAGCCGGAAAATGGCGCAGGTGATTCTACTGAACCTAAAACGTTAGCGGAAGCACTGGAAATGAAGTATGAACACAAGAATGAATAAGAAAGGTTAAAAAGGTGACTAATTATGGCAGCTATGACATTAGCAGAAATTAAGAAAGGTATGTCTGATAAGGTCTTTGATCAGATCGTAGACATTTTCTTACGTGAATCTGAAATCTTACAGTTACTTAAGTTTGACGATTGCGTAAGCGCATCCGGTGGTGGTTCTACCATGAAATACAAATATTTGAGAAAGGTTCTTCCTGCAACTGCTGAATTCCGTAAGCTGAACGGTTCTTACACTGCAAGCGCAGCAACCAAGCAGGAGTGTGAAGCAAACCTTGCCATCATGGGCGGTGCAGTTCAGCTTGACCGTGTTCTGAATAAGGTAGCAGGTAAGTATGACAACCTTGCATATCAGATTGAGGAACATATCCGTGCGGTTGTTTCCCTGTTTCACTACACGCTGATTAACGGTGATGCAACAACCACTGCATCCGGTGATCATCCTGAATTTCAGGGCTTGGATTCCATGCTTGCAGGTACTACTACAGAGTACGGTGCAAAGAGTTCCATTGACTTATCTACCATTGCAACTCTGAAAAATAATGCAGATGAATTTTATGAAGCACTTTCCCTTCTGATCAAGTCCACACAGGCTGATGCCCTGTTCATGAATACGGACATGATCACCAAGGTTCAGACTGTGGCACGTATCCTTGGCTATAAGACAGAATCAGAAGAAGCATTTGGTAAGAGAGTTGTGTCCATGGATGGTGTCCGTATGATGGATTTACAGAATTATTACACTGTATCTGATAGTGCAGCTGTAGCTAATGCTGTTGTTAAGAAGGGCTTGGAGCGTACCATCAATGGTGCGTCTAACAAGACTACTGGACTTACTGACATTTATGCAGTTAAGTTTGATGTAAGTGATGGTTTTCACGGCATCAGCCTTAACGGTGGTTCTGTTATTGATCAGTACCTTCCTGACTTCTCTGCACCCGGTACGGTAAAGGATGCAGAAGTTGAAATGATTGCTGCAACTGTACTGAAAAATACACAGCACGCAGGTGTTCTTAGAAACATCAAGATTGCGTAAGTAACTGGGTGGGTGTTTGTTCATCCACCCTTGTTTTCAATGGGATGATGAAAGGATAGGTGTAAGATATGGCAACATTAACTTGGGAAGAAAAGGTTGAAAAGGCAAAAGAAACAGCTGTAAAGAAAGCTGAAAAAGATGGTCTTGATGAACAGGCAACACAGGCTTTGATTGATGAAGCTGTTGCCAAGGTTATGAAAGCAAAGAAAGATGCTGAAAGCAAAGTTGCACAGACCGCACAGGCAAAACAGGACAGGGGGTATATCGTAAAAGTGAAATCCAATCCTGCTTTCTGTGGCATTGGTGCAGGTGGTGTTCAGTTTGCCAATGGTGAAGCACACGTTACTTCTGAAAGAATGGCTGAATGGTTCAGAGAACACAACGGTTATGAAGTAACAAAAGCCTGATGAAAGGCGGTGTTCCTGATGATTGTGAAAGTTGAAAAGTTAACTTCAATGGAAGATTTCAAGGGAATTGATGCAGATGTGCTTTCTATGAAACTTGAAGCCATTGAAAACCTTATCAGGGCATACACCAACAATAATTTTCAGAACAGGGCTATGAGGATTGAAGCACCGATTGAAAACGGTGTTCTGCTTGGTTATTCACCTTATTTCAAGGTGGGTGACACCGTGCAGATTTCACAGTCAATGGTGAATGATGGTCTGTATGTTATTGCTGAAATCACAGATGCAGGGATTGTTCTTGATAGGGATGTGTTTGATTTCCCATTGAACACAGTAACCAAGATAATCTACCCGGCAGATGTTCAGAAAGGGGTCATTGATTTGCTGATTTGGGAGAAAGACAACCGTTCCAAGGTGGGAATCAAGTCTGAAACGATATCCCGGCACAGTGTGACATATTATGATCAGGATGCAAATAATCAAGTGATGGGTTACCCGGTGTCCTTACTTGGTTTTCTGAAACCTTATATGAAACCAAGGTTCTGATATGGGGAAGATTGGTGGTAACATCAGCGCAGTCATTCAGACACAGACCATTACACAGAATGATATTGGGGAAGATGTATCAACTTGGGCTGATGCACTTCCCTCTTTTGTTGGGTGGTTGGATTTGTCAGGTGGGGATTCTGATAAGGTGAATTACAACACCAAGATTCAGGAATCAACGCATGTGTTTGTGTGTGATTACTTCCCTTTGGTCACACAAGGGGAAGAACCGGGAAAAGAGATCACACCGGAGAACAGCCGAATGATTGTGAATGGTAAGGTGTATGAAGTGAAGTTGTATGATAACCCAATGGAACTGAATTTGCAGTTGGAAATCTATTTGAAGTATGTGGGTGGTGCTTGATATGGCATTTACAGATAACAGAATCGCAGTCAAGACAGAACTGAAAAAAGCCGGGATTGCTTGGTTATACGAAGCGTGTGGAGAACTTGAAGCACAGACGAAGCGCAATTCCAAGGTAAGTACTGGAAAGACCAAAGGTTCATATCAGTACAGGGTAGATGAAGAAAAACTTGAAGGTTACGTTGGGTCAAGTGAAGAAAATGCAATATGGGAAGAATACGGCACTGGTGAATATGCACTGAATAGTGATGGCAGAAAAGGCGGTTGGTGGATCAAGGTGGGGAACGGTAAAAATGAAATCCCCTTACCAACTGCTGAAAAATATTCATGGGTCAAGGTAAGAAAGAAAAATGGTGTACTGACATACGTGTTCACCTATGGTAAGAAACCAACCAAACCAATGACCAAGGCTTATACTTCTCTGAAAAATGTATTGCAGAAAAAAGCAAAAGAATTGTTTGGGGGTATCTCATGAAGAATGTGTTAGAACTGATTGCTGCTGAAATGAAAGCAGCCGGGGTTGAATATCACTTTGAAGTGAATAAGAAATCACCCCCAACATATCCGTATCACGTTGGGGAATTGTACCCGGCTATACCAACTACAGAAGATGGTATGCAGGAATACACCCTTGAACTGAACGGATTCAACAGAAAAACAGAATCTTCTGATGGTACACTGTCTGAATTACTGGCAGATGTGCAAAAGATTGAAGAACATTTTCCCTTGGTGGATGGGTTTACAACACTGATTGGAAATCAGGCGGTGATGATCCACTATATCAGCTGCACACCTGTTACATCAGGTGATGAACAGGTTCAGAAGGTTCAGACAACATTATCAATTAAAACGTGGAAAGGTTAAGGTGAAAAATATGGGTCTTATTAAAGGTCTTAAAAAGTCCGGTATCACATCCGCTACACCTAAGAATTTGTTACTTGGCGCAGGTACAATTTATAAAAATCTGACTTGGGACACAAGTAACAACGCATGGAGTGGTACGGTGCTTGGTGCAACATCTGGCGGTAACAAGTTCAGCTTGAAGCCCAATGTGGTAGTTATTGATGTAGATGGTGCAGTGGTAGACACCAAGGGTATGACACAGAAGCAGGGTGAAACAGCATCTTTGGAAATCAACCTTGTGGAAATGTCTGTTGGTGCGTTACAGATGGCTATGATTGGTGAAGAAACCACATCTGAAGCTACAGGTTTCACAAAGTTGAAAACCAAGGCAGTCATTGAAGATTCTGACTATCTTGACAACATTGCCTTTGTTGGCTTCCTTGCGGATGATACACCCATTGTCATTGTTATGGAAAATGCACTGTGCACATCCGGCTTAGAGTTAAGCGGAAAGAACAAAGAAGCTACAGTAATTCCTGTTACATTTCAGCCTTATGCGGATAATTCTGATGATACTTCACAGGACACCCTTCCTGTATTCATCTATTATCCCAAGAAAGAGAGTGGAACCGTGACGGATCAGACAGCGCAGGGATAAAGTAATTCTTTACCCTAAAAGTTAAGTAAACTAAACCTTGAAAGGATGAAAAGATAATTATGGAAAACGTAAATACTAGCATATTTAATAACGGTGCGGTCGATTCTGCACCTACACAGGAAAACCCTGTATATGGTCAATATATGAGCGCACAGGCAGTAAATAACATGAGTTCTGCTGTTGAGAATATGACAGCAGAACCGGAAAGGGTAAAACCCTATTCGTTCAGGAATCTGAACAGTACTGATCTGTTTCCAATGATAAAGATTATCAGCAAGATTGGACTGGATGAACTGACGACTGTATTTGATGGTGATGCCCTGAAAGCAGTTGTTGAAAAGTTCAGAGCCAAAAAAGAAGGTGAGGATGCAAGCAAAGATGTGTCCTTACTGGTTGGACTGAACGTTTCTCTGAAATTAGTAAACAAAATAATTGAACACATCCCTGCTTGCGAATCAGATATTTATACTTTGCTTGCAGGAATCAGCGAAATGAGCGTTGATGCAGTAAAAGCACTTGATATTGATATCTTCATGGAAATGCTGCTTGATCTTGTCACAAAGGAAGAATTCAAGCGTTTTTTCAAGGTTGCTTCAAAATACATCAAGAAGTAGGGATGTTTGAATTCATGGACTTGCTACACAAAAGGTACGCAAGTCCTTTTTCTTTACTCGATAACCTGATAAGAACTGAACAGTTCAGTGAATGGGTTGAGCAATTCCTTAAAAAGACAACAGAAGAAGAGAATGACAGGAAACAGTGGGAGTTCTTCCTTCATAAAGTTTGGGATAAATCTTTTTCTGATTGGAAAGCGGAAATGACAGCACAGGCAAGTCAGGGTGATGTTATGGATGAAGCGAAAAAGAATGAAATTATAGCAAAATCATCTGCTATCTTAAACAACTTTGTTCCAATTCCACAAAAAGAGGGTGAAAAATAGTGGAAGAGTTATTCAGGCTTATTGGCAAAGTCGTTGTGGAAAATGAGGATGCCAACAAGAAAATAGACGAAACCACGGACAAAGCTGAAAAGTCGGAAAGCAAGTTTGCAGCAGTTGGGGAGAAAATCAAGTCCGGCTTGGCTACTGCTGCAAAGGCAGGTGCGGTTGCTATAGCAGGATTGGCAACCGTAGCTGCAACCGGGCTTGGTACACTGTCTGTAAAAGCGGTTCAGTGTTATGCCGATTATGAACAGTTGGTTGGTGGTGTTGAGACCCTGTTTGGCGCAGGGGGTCAGTCGATTGATGAATATGCAAAAAGTATTGGTGTGTCAGTAGATGAAGCATCTGACAAATACCAAGACTTAATGACTGCACAAGATGCAGTAATGAAACACGCTGATGAAGCGTACAAAACAGCAGGTCTTTCAGCCAATGCTTACATGGAAACGGTAACATCCTTTTCAGCTGCTTTGATAAGCAGCTTGGACGGTGATACGGTAAAAGCTGCATCTGTAGCAGATAAAGCTATCGTGGACATGGCAGACAACGCAAATAAGATGGGTTCTTCAATGGAATCTATACAAAATGCGTACCAAGGATTTGCTAAACAGAACTACACCATGTTAGATAACCTGAAATTAGGTTATGGTGGTACTAAAGAGGAAATGCAAAGGCTTTTGGATGATGCCGGGAAATTGGCAAATCAGAAGTTTGACCTTTCTTCCTATGCCGACATAGTTGAAGCAATCCATGTTGTTCAGACAAACATGGGGATTACAGGCACTACTGCAAAAGAAGCTGCTACTACAATTCAAGGTTCTATTGGGACAATGAAAGCAGCGTGGACAAATTTTCTTACAGGTATGGCAGACCCGGATCAAGATTTTGATGCTTTGCTTGGAAATTTGGTTGATTCAGTTGTGACTGTTGCAGATAATCTGATTCCAAGAATATCTGCACTATTACCAAGGTTTGTGACAGGACTTTCACAGGTCGCACAAAGTCTTGCCGGGTATTTGCCGGAAATTGTACAGAAGTTACTACCGGCACTGATCAGTGGCGTGGCAGCCCTGACTGGTGAATTGATTACGGCTATCCCGGCTATATTACAAACCCTTGTTCCTGTACTGTTTTCAAGTTTACAAGATATTTTTTCAAGCGTTGGTTCAATGCTTGGTGGAAGTGGTGCTTTTTCTGCTTTAAGCAGTGTTTTTAGTGAAGATTTCATTGCATCCATGGAAGAATGGATTCCGTATCTAATGGACATCATGCAGATTTTTGCAAGTGACACTGTTACAGCGTTTGCAGGACAAATTGGAAATCTGAAAACTATGTTTACTGCCTTGTTTAATGCTGTGCAGCCTTTAGTAGAAACAGCATTGATTGGGTTGGTTCAGGCTTTTGATACACTGCTTGTAACGTGGGATGAGGTATTTGTCCCGTTGATCACTACTGTGATTGACATATTTACAACCCTTGTAAGTACGATATTGACAGCAGTGACCCCGGCAATCAGTGAAATCAGTAACAAGTTTCAGGAATTGCAGCAGTTTGTAAATGCAGCAATTCAGAATGCAATCGTTCCTGCAATCAGCAGTTTTATAAATATGATTCAGCAACTTTGGACGGAGAATCAGGACAAGGTTCAGAAAATCGGTGAGCTGTTCAGTGTAGTTTTTTCAGCAATAGCCGATAATGTGGCATGGTTCGTGGACACGTTCAAAAATTATATTTATCCATTCATGCTGTGGTTGTCTACCTTCATTCAGGAAAATATGACAACCATTCAGGCAATCTTTCAGGCAGCGTTTGATATTATCGGTGGAATCATAGATTTCTTCATTGCCTTATTCAAAGGTGATTGGGAAGGAATGTGGGAAGCTGTTAAGAGCATACTGCAAAGCGCATGGGAATTTATAGTAAATGTTTTCACGCTGATCAAGGATTTCCTTGCTTCCGTAGGTTCGGCTATTTGGTCGGTAGTTCAAAATGCTTGGGAAAATGTGTATATGGCAATCTATAACAAGATTACCAAAATCAAGGACAGCATTACCAACACTTTCACGCTGATTAAGAATACCGTTTCGGATATATTCACATCAATGAAGAATGCGGTGGCAAATATCTTTGAAGGAATATGGTCTGCAATCAAAGGAACAATCAACAAAATTCTTGGTGGAATTGAAACCATGGTAAACGGTGTTGTGAGTGGTATCAATAAGCTGTTGGATGGAGTTGAAGCAGTTGCGAATGCAGCCGGGGAACTTTTAGGATTTGACCCTATTTCCATATCACTATCATCTGTGTCATTGCCAAGGTTGGCAAAGGGTGCGGTTGTCACCAAACCTACAGTTGCAGAGATTGGTGAAGATGGCGCAGAAGCCATTGTTCCATTGGAGAAAAACACCCAGTGGATTGAAAAGGTATCTGCTGAAATGCAGAATCAGGGTGCTTTTAGTGGCAATGCTGAAATGTTACAGGCTATCACTGACAGGCTTGATAAACTCATAGTATTGATCAGTGCCATTTGTCCTGACCTTGCAGAAAAACTTGCTGACCTGATGGAAGGTTTGCATTTAGACATTGATAAGCGTGAATTTGCACGCTTGGTGAAGGAAGTGTAATATGCTTGAACGTGTAAAATTTGTAAATCATATCAATGAAGAAATGCTTTGGGGCAAGAATGGCATATATGTCAACTATAATGATCTGCATGATTTTAGTTGGAACTACACATCAGATAACAACAAAATTTCCAGTTTTAACAAGGGGATTGTCACAAAGACAATCCCCATTGTTATCTTATGTAATACAGATGCAGAAGGACTTGCCACAAAGAACAAACTTTTGGAGATTGGTGAAAAAGATATATTAGCGGTGCGACATGGGAAATTGATAATCGGTGATTATTATTTGAAATGTTTCATCAGAGGAAGTAAAAAAAGTAATTATCTGATGCGGAAGGGGTACATGGAAACAACTCTTTCAATCGTAACAGATTACCCACAGTGGGTAAAAGAAAGTACAACATCCTTCCGGGCAGATGGAAGGGTAACAACAGAAGGTCAGACCACAAGTGTAAGTTCCGGTGGAAAAAATCTTGATTTCAACCGAGATTTTCCGTATGACTATACTTCTGATATGACCAATAAGAGTCTGAATAACACAGGCTTTGTAGGAACAAACTTCAAGCTGATTATTTATGGTGCAGCGGTGAACCCAACTATTCACATAGGTGGACACACTTATCAGGTGAACTGTTCAGTGGGTGAAGGGGAATATCTGACCATAGACAGTTTAGAAAAGAAGATTTATCTAACAAAGGCAGATGGTACAACAGTTAACTGTTTTAATAATCGGAACAGGGCATCATACATATTTGAACAGATTCCACCGGGACAAAATACAGTCACGTGGGATAATACGTTTGGATTTGATGTTGTCTTACTGGAAGAAAGAAGTGAACCAAGATGGACTTAATATATGCAAATAGTCAAAAAGAAGATATTGGTGTGATGCAATCATACAAATTTGACCTTGCATTTGGTACGGATGAAAACGATTTTGAACTAAAAACCACAACCAATAATCATGTGTGTGAAGAAGGTTTCATTCTGTATATTGAAAACACTGAATATGGTGGAATCATTGACAAAATGAGGGTCAGCACCGCAAAGAATGAATTGTACTATAAAGGTCGTACTTGGCACGGTATATTAGCAACCAAGATTCTTGAACCGGATGCCGGACAAGACTATTTGATATGTAGCGGTGAAGCAAACGTTGTACTTGGTCAGCTGATTGAAAGAATGGGACTATCTGACTTGTTTAAAGCAAGTTCAGATAGTTCAGGACTGCTGATTCGCAATTATCAGATGAACCGTTACATTGACGGTTATGAAGGCATCAGAAAAATGCTTTCTTCCGTAAATGGAAAATTGAAAATCAACTTTCAAGATTCTTTTGTAACCTTATCAGCTGAACCGTTGGTTGATTATTCGCAAGATGATGAATTTGATTCTTCACAGATTGATTTTGATGTGGAAAAGAATTATAAGCCAACCAATCACATGATCTGCTTGGGGAAGGGTGATCTTGCTGAAAGGCAGGTAATTCATCTGTATACAGACGCAGAAGGAAATGTGTCCCATGTTCAGTCATTGTTTGGACTGGATGAAGTGTCAGATGTTTATGAAAATGCAAATTGTGAATCAGAGGAAGAACTTGAAAAAGGTGGGGTTGATGCCCTTGAAAAAGCTTGGAACACCGATTCGTTGCAGGTGAATTTTGACAGTACAAAAAGTTATGACATAGGTGATATTGTCGGTGCAAGAGAGAATACCACAGGTATTTTTACCGCAAAACCTATAGTTAAGAAAATAGTGACAATCAAGGATAACATTGTCACGGTATCACATAAGGTGGGTGAATAATATGAGTAATTTACATTTAGTAACTGGCTATGCAGGTGAAGAACACATTACATCATCTGATCAGGGGTCATGGAATGCTGCAATCATGGGTGAAGGGCAGTTTGTCATGGAACGTGGAAATGAATTTGCAGCATCCATCATTTCAAACAACAAGGTCAGGATTTTAGACGGTGACATTCAGATGCAGGGTAGGCATATCCGGCTGAAAGAAAATACCTATGTTGACCTGAATTTTGACAACGGTACACAGGGATATAAAAGAAATGATCTGATTGTAGTCAGGTATACCAAGGATTCCACAACAGATAAGGAACAGACTAATCTTGTAGTAATCAAGGGGACACCTGTTGAATCTACCCCGGCTGACCCTGAATACATCACAGGGGACATCATTCATGAGCACGCTTTGCAGAATGATATGCCGTTGTACAGAGTTCCTTTTGATGGTTTGAACATTCAGCCCATTGTGGCACTGTTCGATACAGTACCAACATGGGAAACACTGAAAGAACAGACTATAGCCGATACCAAGAAACAGGTGAATGCGCTGATTGTTGAAACCAATCAGAAAGTTGATGAAGCCATTGGCGAACTGGTAAAGGTTCATGTGACCACTGATGAACAGTTAGTTGGTCAGACCATCACCGTTACCAATGGGACAAAGACTTATTCCAAGATTGTACCTGAATCACAGGAACTTGACTTTGGGCTTCCGGTATTAGGCACTTGGACTTTTACCAATCCGGTAACAGGTGCACAGGTATCCATTGAAACAGTGTTCTATGGGCAATATAATGTAGAAATCGTTTGTTATAAGGTGTTCAGTGCAATCATTGATTTTTCAATGAGTAACCCGGATACAATGGTTACCTATGCGGATGATGCAGCAGGTATGACAGGTGGAAGTTCTGATTGGTGGAATCAGCCAATCTTCAAGACCCTTAAGAATTGTGTTCTTGGTGATGGCGGTCAGGTACTTGGTTATCTGAAAAAGGATAATCTTACACAGTATGAAGATGGTTCTACTGCACCTGTCACAACTGTTGGAAATGATGTGATGTTGGAGATTCCGCAAAGAGTGGGATATAGCATTGAATGGATTGATGCGCAGAAATTAAAAGTAAGCGTGACGGATCATCCAAACAATGAATCATTCAATTATGATGCATTTTCACTGGATTCTTACAATGATTGTGACAAGATTTATATTGGCACTTATAAAGGATACTGTACCGGAAGTAAGACATATTCTTCATCCGGTAAGAATGTAACAGTATCCCAAACCATTGATACGTTCAGAACATGGTGCAGAAACAGGGGGGCAGGGTATCAGCAAAGAAGTTATGCATCTTTGAAACTTATGCAGTGCTTACTGATTATCTTCTATAAGGGTCTCAATTCACAGGCAAAATGTGGATATGGATATGTTGCATCCGGGCATCAAAGCGGTGTTTCCACTGGTGGCACTAATTCTTATGGCTTTATGTCAGAAGTAATTAAGATAAGCAACCCTTCACACATGACAGATCAGAATCATCAGGTGAAGTGCTTTGGGCTTGAAGATTTTTGGGGTAACTATTGGGAATTCATTGATGGCTTATGCACAGATGCAGCAAGAAATGTATTGACCTGTACTTGTGCAAAGGATTTTGATACAGACGGCACAGGTTATGATAACAACGGAAACGGTGGAGTGACTGCAAATATTGGTAACTATATGAGCAGACCACAGGGCGGTTCAAAGGCAGGATTCACTGCACAGACAGTTTCAGGTTCAGATAGCACATATTTTTGTGATTCTGCTAGTTTGTATGCTTCTTGTCTCGCTCTTTTCGGTGGTGGTTGGAATAATGCTTCTGATGCGGGCGGTTTTCTGCTTTATGTGAATTATGCTTTTTCTTTGTCGGATGCGGTTGTTGCGTGTCGCCTGATGTATCTACACAAAGAAGCAGCTTAAAAATTGAATATTGGGCAACGGATAAGTAACATGACATCACTACAGAAAAAAGATTATACTAATTTGTATACTTCTTGTCTCACTATTTTCAGTAGTAATTGGAATAATGCTTCTAATACGGGCAGTTTTCAACTTAATGTGAATAATACTTTTTCTTTATCGAATGCGAATGTTACGTGTCACCTATTGTTTTCACAAAATAGGAATTTTTAGCGGTGATTCCGTTGCCCTGCCACTTGGCAAAATATAAAAAATCTACAACTGTATTGGTAACCGTCAAGACGGTGAAGATTCAGAACGGAAAACATCAAGGGTATTACAAATGAAGCGTTATGGTCAGATTTATGACAAAATCTGCACTATGGAAAATTTGTATGCAGCACATGAAAATGCCCGGAAAGATAAACTATTTTACCGTGAAGTGCAAATGGTTGATGCTGACCCTGAATATTATCTTGGTATGATTCAGGAAATGCTGCTGAATGAAAACTATGAAGTATCTGAATATACCATATCAATTATCAATGATAAAGGGAAAGATAGGGAACTTGCAAAACTTCCGTACTTCCCTGACAGAATAATTCAATGGGCTATCATGCTACAGATAGAACCTATCTTCATGAAAACGTTTTGTGCACATACCTGTGCATCAATTCCTGATAGGGGAATTAGTAAAGCCCAAGAAATTCTGCACGGATATTTGAAGAGTGATCCGGCAGGAACACAGTATTGCTTGAAAGTAGATGTGTCAAAATTCTATCCAAGTATAGACCATGAGATTTTGAAAAGTTTACTTCAAAGGAAATTCAAAGATAAAAGACTTCTTAATCTTCTTTTCAAAATCATTGACAGCGCACCCGGTGAAAAGGGTGTACCGATTGGGTCATATTTGTCACAGTACCTTGCAAATTTCTACCTTGCATACTTTGACCATTATCTGAAAGAAGTACTGCATACACCATACGTGGTGCGTTATATGGATGATATAGTTATCCTTGCAGCTTCAAAAGAAGAACTGCATGAAATTAGAAGATTGATGGATGAATACCTAACCAACAGATTGAAACTGCATCTAAAAGACAACTGGCAGGTGTTCCCGGTTGATGTGCGTGGTATTGATTTCATTGGGTTCAGATCATTCCATGATTACACCCTTTTGAGAAAGAGAACGTGCAAGACCTTCAAACGTAAAATGACCACTATTCTGAAAAAGCAGGAAAAGGGGCAGCTGATAAATTATTCAGAATTCTGTTCAGCCAATTCTTACAACGGTTGGTTAGATATGTGTGATGGATACAGATTGTGGAAGAAATACATACTTCCTATTATCCCTTCACTGGTTCGGTATTATGATGAAGTGGTTTTGAAGCACAAGCAACCGCAAGCAAAGGTGATTGCTATTGAAAAGTACAGAAATAAGATAGTTAAAAAGAAAGGTGGAATAGTTGCATGAAAGACATGGGTGAAAGATTTGGAAGTTCCGTGTGGGCTGTGCCTGTAATAGTATCAGGTGATACTGTTTATGTTCACACTGACATTGAACAGGTAAAGGTAGATGCACAGGGGAACGAAGTCACTGATTTATTCAAATACCATGAAGTTCAGTATGGTGTTCAGGAATACGTTGAACAGATTGGAAAAGAAAATGCGTCTTTGACGGAACAGGTCAAAGTTGCACAGAAACAGGTGGATGATACACAACTTGCACTGTGTGAAGTGTATGAAATGATTGACGGATTGGGGGTGTAAATTATGGCACAGGTTTATGCAAACCTTATCAGAAAGGGACTGAAAACACTGGATGATGTACCTGACAGCCTGAAAGAACAGGTCAGAAAGATTTTAGAAGGTGATGCAGATGCTTAAGCTTCTGCTTTACTTAATATTCGGAAAGGGGGTCAAAGATATGGCAGTTGTTTATGCAACCCTTATCATCAAGGGTAAAAAGAACTATGCAGATGTTCCTGCAAGACTGAAAGAACAGGTCAAAGAAATCCTGATTGACTTGGACTGTTCTGACCTTGTTACAGAGTAGCATGGGGAAATTATCAATCAACACACATAAAGCACCTATATGACCGTTATATGAGGTCTGATAGGTGCTTTTATTGTGCACAAAACACAGGAAAGGAAGAACGAAAATGAAAGAAATGATTTGTACTATCTTTGGTGTGATTGGTTCTGCAATCGCATCTTTTTTTGGTGGTTGGGATGCAGGGCTTGCAACCCTTTTGATTTTCATGTGCCTTGATTATGTATCAGGTCTGATTGTTGCCGGAGTATTCAAGAATAGCCCCAAGACAGATACAGGTAGCCTTGAAAGCAAAGCAGGGTGGAAAGGCTTATGCAGAAAATGCATGACCCTTGTTTTTGTATTGATTGCATACCGCCTTGATTTGGTAATTGGCACAAACTATATCAGGGATGCGGTTATTATCGGTTTTATTGCAAATGAAACTATTTCACTTGTAGAGAATGCCGGACTTATGGGTGTACCGCTTCCGGCAGTTATTACCAAGGCAATCGACATTTTACAGAAAAAGACAGAAAGTGAAGGTGAAAAATAATGGGCGCATTGGTAGTTGATATTTCCAAGTACAATACCATCACCATAAGCAAGCTGAAAGGACTTGTTGATGGTGTGATGATCCGGTGCGGTTATCGTGGTTACACATCCGGTAAAATCACAGCTGATCCAATGTTCCGTTCTTTTGCTTCTGAATGTGTAAAACATGATATCCCTTTTGGTGTTTATTTCATGTCACAGGCAATAAATGAGGCAGAAGGTGCAGAAGAAGGTGAATATGCAGTTAATGCTGCAAATTCAGCCGGGGCAACCTTACCCATTTTCATTGATTCAGAAGATGGAGACGGAACAGCAAGAAAAGTCAGGGCAGATGGTCTTTCAAAGACTGTAAGAACGGCTGTTGTGAAATCATTCTGTGAACAGGTCATGAGCCACGGAAAAGAAAGCGGTGTATACGCAAGTGACAGTTGGTTCAAAGATAATCTGAATTATGCTGAATTAGTTCAGTATTTGATTTGGGTTGCCAAGTATGGCAGAAACAATGGTAAACTGAATGCAGATCAGAAACCAAGCTATGTGACAAAGTATGATATGTGGCAGTACACAAGCATGGGTAAGATTGCAGGTGTGACTGGCAAGATTGACATGAATGATTGTTATTTTCCTATCCCCAAAAGTCTTACGGAACAGAAGCCTGTTCAGAAAGCAAAATTCACTGTTGGGAAAAACTATACCTTACAGGCAAATATGTTTGTAAGGGATTCAGCAAACGGTAAGAAAAAGAAATACACACAGTTGACAACCAATGCAAAAAGTCATGCTGTGAAACAGTCTGATGGAAGTGCTGTTCTCAAGAAAGGTACAGTTGTGACGGTTAAGGCGGTTGCAACAAAAGACGGTGCAACTTGGGTCAAAATTCCGTCAGGTTGGCTGTGTGGAATCAGTGCAAACGGCAAGGTGTACATCCGGTAAGTTGTGTTTCTAATTTGTTACTATTTGACACAATTTTGCATAGTTTCGTACCGCTTTAGATATTGAACTTTTCAGCAAATACAGGCAAAATGGGCGGTGTAAATTTAACAAATTCATGATATAATGAGTAACCGCAGCACAGAAAGGAGGCATTTATGGAAACATCAT